ACCAATTTTGCTGCATGTTGACCGCATGCAGCTTCATCTCGTTCCTGGTCCCGAAAATAAAATAAAATCTTAAACATAAACAAACTAAGTCTAAGGACGAAGTTTATGCCCCAGTTAAATATCAACAAATTTAATTGGATGATGTTTTCCCTGTAAGCCGACTTTCTGCCCTTGACCGTGATCGCTTCTCAGCAATCCTGTTCAAAGGCATAAATTCTCATGATTCAAAAGAGACCGTCGCCAGGAAGATTAGGGCAAACAAGAAGAAAGTTCTTTCACTTTAGCATGCCCCTTCAGTTGTTCACCACCGTTAGAAACGAAAAGTAGTTTCCTACGACGCCAACAAAACAAAATATTTTCCAATGACAGCCCGTGAGTTGTATCATCAGTAAAACATGACTCTCAATGCTGCAAATTCTGAAAAAGCTTAATAAGCCAGATTTTTAGGCTAGTGCAGAAAAGATGCCCAAGATGTAGTGTACAAGCAACCATTGCATGTAACCAAGGGCCAGATCCGCTATCTCTAGAAGTATGAAAAGAAGACTGCTGCTAGAATTGCGTCGTTCATCTAGAACTCTATGTTTAAAACTGATGTCTCTATTCCATATGAGGTCGCAAAAAATTTAACCCTCCCCTGGAATAAAGATAAACCTATTAGAGGACGCACACAGACAATTAGATTCATTCAACTAGCTTAAGCTGTGGCTAGAAATCCTCAAATTAAGAATGAAGTACGACCTTTAGTTGCTGACCGACAGAAAGTTCTGCTATAAAAAGGCATAGACTTCTAACCTATTGTTCCCATGAAAACCACTGCTAATCTGCGAGAGAGTTTCTAAAACTATTATGAAGCCCTGGTCGAAATGAATCCCGTGTGGTTCAGTTTAGAAGGCACCTTTCATGAGAACGACGAAAAAGTTTTGCGTGATTCTTTGTCAAAGATCTACAAAAACAAGTAACAAGCTGCTCAATTACTAGCTTATTATGATCTGAAAGTGCCTCATTAATACCACGTATTAGAAATGAAGAGGTCTAAATCTGCCGCTGCCTATCAACCTACCAAGTCAAAAAAGGCAGCTATGTTAGAACATTGCGATGCAGAGGATATTATAAAAGAAGTTGCTGCCGACGAAGAGCACGAAGGGTTAAATTACTTACCTACACTCTCTTCAAAAATCTAAAAACAGAAGAAAAAGTTCCATAAAAAATACTTAGGCGGCGAAATCATTTTACCTAATTACTGGTCATTAGCCGACGGCTATTGTTTCGAGAGTGCGGTCTTACTTCATGCTAATTTGATTGATTTAAAAAACGCAACCTCGACCACTTATATGCGTGAAGTTGGACACTTGTAATTCCTTGACTATTGTGCTAAGTAAGGCTACCACGAGCCCCATAGTTATCAAGAATAACTATCCTTAGCTGCTGATATATCTCTTTATTTGGGCGATTACTCGAAAGGAGCCCGCACAAGGTTTGTTACTTACGGCAACCATGTATATGTCGCCAATTAATCGAATTTCCAAATTTCTCAGCTTGTTCTGTTGACTGTATTATTTGACACACTCTTCTAGACTCATTTGTCGGTAGCTGCATCAGCTTTGACCGTTATTTTCGATGCCCTCATTTTTATTGATCAAAAAACTTATATATGGCAGCTCTCAATTGCTAAAAAGTTAGGATTTTTCATGCGACTTATGCCTGTTACTCCCCACTATTTAAATTGGTAAACTCACTGCCATTACTATTCAAGTTTCTAGCCTACCTTCTCATTGCAAGCATAAAACCTACAAATTGGACCGTCTGCTTTTTTGAACACGAATCATGTCATATTGACAGACGATGGTTTGCCAACATTCTTTTTTACTTCATAAGAAAATAATCGCGTGAATGGCCGATTGACGAGAATATAGGCTGCGTAAGAACAAGTTATTCAGAAGGAAGCCTTGAAAACTTATCCCATTTAATTTGGCGATGAACAAGCTAATTTTTCCATGGAATATGATTGGATGCTAGATGGAGAAGTTCAGTTTTCTCATACTTTCCAGCCAATTTTTGATAATGGAGTTGCTTTATAGGCGCTGTCTTGTGAAATGTAGAAAGGCAACCTAAAATTTTCCATTACCGCAGCAAGTAAGCCTGGCAAAACAATAGTTTAGGGACACCCGACTAACATTATCACGGGAGAAATTTCGTATGAAGCCGGTGATGATTAATTGAATATTGCCTTTACTTGGGAAGTTGTGTAAGGTACTAGAGCTAACTAGGTCAAATAGTATTTTGCTCAAGCTCTCTACTAGCGATACCTAAAAAGATTTAAAATGGTCGGACTCCAAGCCCGTGTAGATTTTCTCTACAACGCTTAGGTATAAACTTCAATTTTATCAATGAATATACGAGATGCTGGGCATTAGGTTTTCATTCTAGAAGCCGCTTTGATGTTAGTAAACGCTTATGATTTGAAAACTCCAGGCTAGATTTTTTATTACTGTAACACGACAAAATTTTATCATTCAGATAAAGCAATCGGGCCGTACCAACGGCTGTATTTACCTTTTTGTGACTAGAGAATTTAACCTACGATGCTAGAACCAGCACTGCCAACGACAACTTGGGAAAATTTTTAGTACGTTTTGAAGAACGTGAACTCCGTGTTTATTTTGGAATCAAGTCTTTTCTAGCGATTCCCTGCTCTTTAACGCCTATTGCCTGACCTAGTTTTTTCAACCGACGGACAATTTGGAATCCAAGCCGTTGACGGAATCTTCTAAATAGATGGTTAAGCCTCCCCGAACGACAGAGTTATCCAAGCCTATGAAAATATAAGTAAGATTCAAGGTGGTCCAGTATTGCCCTATTAAGGCACAGCCTTTTCTGATGAGATAAATTTATAGAAGTATATGACAAACTTAGGATTGTTACTCGCTGACCCCACCATGTGTCAGCTTTAATTTGTATTCACAAAGACTGTCCAGGGTGATACCTACCAAATGTTGCCATAAGACTAGAAATGGTTCTTGAGTGGTGCATAAAACATTTATGTTCCAAACGACCTGATTGTCATTAAGTTCGTTCCTTATATTGGAGGTAAGAAGCCTGCTTATGCATTCAAGAAAAAATAAGCAAACTCTTACGTTAAAAAACAGAAAGAAGCACTTAAATAAGAACAACCAGCTCGAGTCATAAAGAAACGAGGAGGTCTCCATGCGGCTGTACAAGAGCGCGAGATTATTTCGGACGATGACTCCGGAGAAGTTAGGAAGTTAGATGAATATGTTAGAAAAAATCCCAAAGATAGTGTCCCATCAGTTAAAAAGAGGTCTTATTCTAACGAGAGAACCCCAGGGGACTAAAAAGAGAAGAAAGACTCGAAGTAAGAGAAACAAAAATAGCAAGTTGAGAAAATCGATTAACCTCAATCAAAGAATGAATTCTTTAAATATCCTGATAATGCTGGCGCATGCGAAGAATTGTATACTACTAAGAAAATTCCTCAACCAGTAATTGACGATATCAATTAGCAGATATAATTTTCAAATACAGATTGGACCTTTTTTAGGAAAGATGGATTTGTTGCTGTAGCATCCCCCATAGACTGGGCGTTTTGCGTGCAGTGGAGCATATATTTGTTAAATTACCCCCACTTGTTTGCGGGATGGGCCATCCATGGCTACCCCAGAATTCGATCTAATCAATTGGTAACTTATTAGACTAACGTCATGCTTGCTCAATTAGCAGCCTGTTAGACTGGAGCCGTCAAGTTAGATAAGCCTACGCAGAATGCAGCCGTTGTTATGGAATTATCTCAGAAGGAGTATCCAGGGCTTTAATTCTCTATTAAAGACCATCACGCTTATGCTATAGTGCCTGATTTTCCATTCTAATTACATGGTTCAATTAAGTTTGGCCATAAAGCGTTATTAGCTATTGCTTTGGCGATGTCCATAGATATAGATCTAGCCTTGTTCTCTTTGATGCAGTCACATGGGATAAAGTATCACAAAGGTACACCATCTGATTGTTTTTAGCCGCTTACTGATGAGTAAGAAGCCTTTGGACTTTATGGTGCGCGATTTTTCGCTACTAAACACGATGGTGCGGAAGCCTAGACAGAGGTGGACCGAGATTTGAAGATCGTACCCCGCTAATTTGAGGCCTACATAGCGTTTAGTAACCTTATCAAAAGCAAGATTCCTCCCGTCATCGAACAACAAGAAGCTTTAAAAATGTTTGAGAAGACACAAGGCTGGTCTTGCAAGAAAGTTTAGGGTTCACATTGGCTTTATATAGGAACACCGAACCTTTAAAAAATCTACTGGGCTATCTACTCCTGTATAGCTCCTCACTTACTAGCAGCTTTGGCTAAAATCGATAATTTTTACATAAAGTTCTCTGACCCTATATTCAATGCAGAATCTGATTCAATGGTTAATTGCATTCGGTAAAAATACAATCACAAAGATTATTTGCTTCCGGATGAATCCACACTTGATGCTGCTCAAATTTAAACTATGCTCACGCCTTTTCCTTAGATAATGGCGGGACCAAATAATAGTTATATCGTCAAATTGAACGACTTATTTTACCCTGATAACCCCGATCTACACACTGACTAACAGAGACGCGTGGCTACTTGTGCTGCTTATGCTACAAATGTGCGATCAGCTTTTGACTTCATTAAAGATCGCTATAAGGATGACCCCAAGATTACATCCATGATTTTTGGAAAACCTGAAGAAGCAGATAGGTGTTATGACTTCTTCATGAACTTTAAAGTTCCTAGAGCGATTAAATAGAAACTCTCTGAGGACAATATTTTCGCTGATTTGAAGACGGTCACCGATAATGTTGTACCTCCTTCAGACCATAAAATGATTACATTAGACAATTTGCAGACCTAAGATCCTTAAATTATCAGCTAAGCGCCTAATACTGCAAAGACGACGTTTTAGCCCGACAACACGACCAATTTTGACCCATTTGCAAATCCATAGAGTCTTTAACTCTAAGTCGATGCCTCCAATTTTGATATAGCCGACTTAGATATAAATTAACTTGAAAAAGATTACATCATCCGTCTAGACTTAACGAACTCTAATTTGCAATCTTAGGACCTTTTCCCTAAGAAACAGTTCCTTCCTGACCGTATGCACGATTAATATAATGACGACTATCAGGAGATGGTTCAAGAAGAGAGAGTATTTTCATGGTCGCCTAAATGTCCTGCATTGTAACGAGTTTCCCCATTCTCTCAAGCAATACTGAATTAGAATGGTATCGATGTGTAGGCAGTCGGAACTCCCGCCCCAGTCTTACTCCCTATCATAGTCAATTGGTGCGCGAATTACATCGAATTCAAAGAAGGCTACTGTAGCTCTCGATATTCAGGACTGTTTGTTAGGTACTAGAAAATGACGCAAAACTAATTACCTAATTTTGGTAATGGATTGAAGTACAGTCTGTTTCTAGTTGCTACTACTTCTAATGCTACTCCAATCGCTGGTTAATACGGTTCCGTTGTAGAGTTTATAATCAGACGATGGGAAGATGGGCGGTTTGCCTTGGTAGACTCCAGCAGTTAAGTGTTCTGTTTGACTGTTGAGCGAGCCTCATAAATGTGGCGTCCAGCAATAGTTGGTCGCGCTATTAACTTGGACAGAGATTTAATAGCTGAAAAAGTTTTTATGATGGTACCTGGTTGGTAACTGGTATTGACAAGACAAGATGCTGAGTTGGACCAACAAGCGTTGCCGCCTGGAGGATTAGATTAGATGTTGACTGCAATCTCTAATGTAGGCTTTACTAGCACTGTAGCTAGAAATTTGAGTGCTTTGAAGTAACTACCAGCTTCGGCTTTCTACGCCGGCTTGTCCCATATTGCTCAACTCAATTTGCCGCCATTTTTGAACTTAGAAAGTTTTAGACTGCTCAATTAAGAGGTAATTTAAACACATACCAGCGAGCAGTATACAAAATATATTATGGGGGCTGTCAATGCTTAACGCTTACTACGGAAATGGTTATCTCCCATTCCATTGTTTTTAGCTAAATATACTCCACAAGGTCGCGCTGTGGCTAGCGTACATAACTTATCAGCCGAATTGTAACTAGTCAACGGACCAAGAATTTACACTTAGTTAGAGACTATTGATCTAATTGGCATCATTGGCACTCAAGTTTTATGCTTGAGGAAACGCACTCTATTTAAAACTTTTCTCTTATTATGGAGGATGGGTGCAATAAAATAGATTTTACTTCTCTTGGCTCTGTTACTTATATAGTATTTTCTTTTCCGTCTCAAGCGAGCTTTCTATCGACGAGGACAATAAATAATGTATGGTACTATGGCTGTTTTTCCTATAATTCTATTTTTGCTTTTTCACCTAACTTAAAAAACAACATTAAAAACTAAGTGGACCTAATCAGTCTAATAAAAAGTTTAAAATTTTGGTATTCAAGTTCCGCGTTGTTCAGCGAATTCTAACACTGCGTGGCATCCTGCAATTTTGGCGAACCCATTTAATTCCTTCGAAGTTGGTGGTAAGTTGACCGTGGGATCAGAAGGTCCAGGTATGATAACCTAAGGACGCGACGACATACCTCGTATCTAAGCTGAAGTTCCTTATGAACTAGAATGTCGTAATCTAACGGACGGGAAAAAGATTGTTAACGCCTTGTAGACTCCTGGTTTAGTTCAATTTAAAGCTTACCCACAAAAAGCCTTAGACCCCAAATATGAATTTATGGGAGTTCATTGGGCTCAAATTTGTTCTACCGCCGCCTTAGCTAATGCTTAGGGGCTTTGGGCAGCATTAACAAGATAAACTGGTGCACTCATAAAACCAGCACCTTGGGCCGTGAAAATCCTCAAGTAAGAATCACTATTTCTACTCTAAAAACTCCCAATTTCCAACATGGTTTCCTTTCAAGATTATCTGAATCACCTTGAGCCTGTTCGTAGACTAGCTGCTTAATAGGAATTAGCTTATGCTTTAGATACCGGAAAGGCAAAACATTCTCTGAATGTCATGTGCAAATAGAATGAGAATGCCCTCCTTAAGAATCCCAATTTTGATTAGAAGTACCGATGTGTTATGAATCCAATGTCTAAAGCAATTGGTGGTTGGGTTCACTACGCTTTCTTGTAGTACTGGGAACATATGGATTAGTAAACTGACAACGACTTAAATAAGTTTCGACTTTCGCTCGGTTGTGGTAAAGATGTGACTGCCTAAGAACAAGACTTCTTGAGCATATTCGAACAGTTTCCAGATCCAATTGTCTTGTGTGCTGACTTTTCAAAATTCGATGCTCATCAAGATCTTTAACTAAGGGCAGCTGTAGATTAATAGTTCATGCTATGGACAATAGACTAGCTTATCATCCAATTTCCAGACAACTTATAGTAACTGTTGCTCGCCAGGAGCGTATATAAGAAACTAATAAAAACCGTTAGACTCTAAGGTTAAGGTTGGGGGCGCTTTCGAGCAATGATAACCTCAGCAAGAATTGTTGGCACAATGTTCTCTGGAGACTAGTGCACAACAGCAGGAAATAGTCTAAGGTCCTACTTGTACTGGAAGATTGTTTGTGGCCGCGCCAACATTCCCTACCATTAATGGATAGTCCGGGTCTGTGGAGACGATACAGTCCTGATTATTTCTCGAAAACACTTATCAACTGTGTAATAGCAATGTGCACTGCTTTTTAAATCAGAAGAACCATCTACATTAGTTCAGCATGGGTTGGGGTAGCTATTGAAGTTTTTGATGGTTTCTTAAAACTACCCACTAAGATTCGAATTTTTGTCTCGAAGATTTGTCTATATGCCTGGCTTATGTATATCTCATCGATATTCTTCTAAAATAGCAATGACCGGCACTTATACAGATAGTTTGTAGGACGATAATTTGGTCCGTGCCGCTATATAGTATGTGTTAGCTTAGGAGAGTACAGGATTGGAAGTATAAGTCATGCGTAAGCGTTTTAAATAATTGCCACAATATGACAAGCAAGCTGTTATGAAGTACATAAAAAGACAACACTTGCGAATTTCTCCTATAACCTAAGAATAGAATCTCTTGTATGAAGCATGTCTGAACTCTAAAGGTCGAATTGTGGCCAATTTACCTGTAGATAGCTCCGCTTTTCTCTATTACGTTTTTAATGTTATAAATGGAGCTGAGATCAACAATGACGGCTCAGTTATCTGAGCTGCCTCACTTTTGGGCCAGCTGCGGCCCCAAGCAGCATTCAATAATCCACTCGTTATAACCGCATAAGCGGGAAAACGAAAGATACCTCACACTAACTTTGTTATAACCGCCGAAGCGGGAAAACATCGTTAATTTAATTTAGTCCTTCCCTGTCCAACATTGCATCTCATGTTCAGGACTCATTATTTGTTATGTTGTTTAGCCTTTGAGAAAACGTGAGCAATCCGTTTTTCTACTGATATTGCGTGTCCGTAGTTCACTAATAATCTCGCAAGCAACAACAAACAAAATATAGAAATGGTCAAGGTCTAGAAGAAAAGAAGACCTAGGAACCAAAATAATAATGAAAACCTGGTGCGCGCTCTCACTCAAGCTTTATAGAGCATCAATAATAAATCTAAAAAACAAGGTACCTTTGGGTAATCGTATGGAAAAGTAAATACTATGTACTCACAAGAACCCAAGGTACGATAAAACATTAATAATACCAGCAGAAAACCTCTTAATAAACTTCTTGCTATGTTGGGGTTGAAAACTGTCATGTAACTCGATCCGAAATTCTTGACAGACAATCTCACTAACAAGAAACTTGATGCTGCTATAGCCCTTTATGATGACTTTGGTGACACGTTAGGGAATGCAGCTAGCTGGCTGGCTAACTAAACAGGGCTTGGTATGGTTGGGGATATCGCCTAAAAAGGAGTAAAGTACTTGTATGATTACTATATGTAAGAAGAACCAAAGACCACTTTTTAAGCTTCTTCTAAAGACTTTCTTTAGGCACAACCAACCTCACTAACCATGAATATTCCCGAGGAAATAAAGATTGACCTCCATAACCCTGCTTACTTTTCAGATGGTGTTGACAACGAGTATATTGCTAGCTTAATCAGTCCTGCTTATTGTGCTAGAGATCCACGTAGTGGCAAGACTGGTCTGACTAATCTCGTGTCAACTATCTAAGTTATAACTGGAAGCTCAGGCAACGCCGAATATCTCTTTTTCTTGGGCAATATGTTGTCTAATGCTACGTCGTATGGTACTACATCTGGGCCTTTTTACTGTTACACCTCAGTACCAGTTTTTACGTCTACTGGCTTTCCTTCGACCAACGTTGCCGGTACGTATAGTAATTTAAACGCCTCAATTGATAGTTTTTCCCTTTCATCGACAATTATCCAGTTTATACCAACAGCCTCATTGCTTAACGCTTAAGGCGTAATTGTGGCTAACGAGGTAGTAGAGTATGGGTGTACTGTTATTCCTATACTTAGTGCTAGGGGTGCATATCCTTCTTACCAAGTAGTAAATATGCGCACTCCCATAGACTGGCATATGATACCTGACGAGGATGACCCTATTTGCCTGAAAGCGAACAATGCAATTGGAAGCATGAATAGATTCTTTCTTATTGCATTTTAGGGCGGTCCATCTTCCACGACAGTAGGTCAGCTAAACATATACCAGAGTATTTCCTACTACCCTGAATAAACTAGCGCATCCTTGATCTAGCGGAAATATCCTAGTCCAGGTCCTATGACAAGCTAGTTTCTGACCTAATTGGTCAAAGCTTACCCAACCATTACTACTTTACCTGCCGAATAGGCAAATAAATTAGCTAGGATGATCGCTGCAGGCCCATCCAGATACAATGAGTTGTGGTCTTTAGTCGCTTCTGAAGCCACCAATTTCTAAAGTTACAAAGCTACTATTGCTCTACCTTAGACAGAAGGATTGTAAAATGAAGGTGTTCAAGACGACTTAGATGGTTATGATAATCTATCAGTGAAGGATAGCAAGTAATCAAATTGGGTTACTACCATCGATCAAAACCAGGTCACCAAATAACCTGGCCGTAAGTGAGCTTGTGGTCTAGCTCATCTCTTTTCTGCGGCTGCAGCGCAGATCTTTAGTCAGGAGGGCAAGAATATCCTGACTTCTTTGTGAGCTCTACATCATGTTCGATTACGAATGGTGTATCTCACTATATTATTATAGCC